CTTATTATGGTACAAGTGAAGAAACTATAGATATTAATCATGAAGCTATAGATTGTGTAGCTTTTAGTTTAAGTAAAAATTTTGGTTTAAGAAATATAAGAAGTGGTGTAATATTTGGAAATGATTTAGCATGGACTCTTACAATACCTATGGCAAAAGATTATTATGATTATTATTCTGTTAATATTGCAAATCTAATATTACCAAAATTTGATCCATTGTATATAACTAGACATGCTAAAAAGATACAGAGAAAAATATATGGTATTAATTCTTATCCAATCTGGTTTTTAGTTAAAGATAAAGAGTTTAATGATTTAAGAATACCAAAATGGGTTAATAACGAATTACAAAATGAAGTACAGGAGGCAATTGATGACAATTGAAAGAAGTAAAAGTTCTGATGTAGAACGTATGATGATATTAATGGAAGAGGTGCAGTTGCTGAAGATGCAAGTTAAACCTACCGCAACGGGACATATTCGTACTGCGATTAGTGTAATGAATGATAGAATTGAAGAATTACAAAGTAAAATTGAAAACGATTTAAGGAAGTTACAACATGGCTAAACGATCAGCATTTTCTGTTTCTGTACATGAACCAAGAAAAGTAAAAACATCTATTGGTAGAGGTTTTCTCTCTCTTACTAAAATGAATAAGCATAAAAGAAGATCCTTCAAAAAGTATAGAGGACAAGGTAAAGCAAGATGACAGTTAAATTTGTAACTGTTGAAAATGAAAAAAGTTTTCATGATGATATGTGGTGTGTACATATACTTGAAGGTAAGTATCAAGATGTAATATATCAATATGATGTCATTAATGTATCTGATGAAGATATCAAAAATGGTAGATTAAATTTTAGTTTCATATCAATTGAAAATCCAAATAATCTTGACTTGACAATGAAAGAGTTTCATAATACAATAGGCGATATACTAACAGAACTGATAGAGGGATACTTTGCTGAACGAGACAAACAGGATAGAACTAGTAGTACTCAAGCATCTACTCAATGATGAGGGTTATGCTAGACGTACATTACCATATTTAAAATCAGAATACTTTTCAGATAATAATGAAAAAGTTATATATCAAGAGATAGATAAATATCTTTCACAATATAATGCTATGCCAACAAAAGAAGCATTAATCATTGAGTTAGATAATAATTCTAAAGTATCTGATGAGAATTTTACTAAATGTTCTGGCATTGTATCTGAACTCAATGCTGATGTAAATACGGACAAAGAATGGTTAATAGAAAAAACAGAAAAGTTTTGTCAAGAGAAAGCTATCTATAATGCGATCATGGAGTCCATCTCTATCATCGACGGGAAAGAAAAGCAAGACAAAGGTAACATTCCTGAACTTCTTTCTGATGCTTTGGCTGTCAGTTTCGATCCTTCTATTGGGCACGATTTTCTTGACGATAGTGATAATCGTTGGGATTTTTATCATAGGGTTGAAGAACGTATACCATTTGATCTTGAATATCTTAACAAAATCACTAAAGGTGGTTTACCAAAAAAGTCACTCAATATTATCTTGGCTGGGACTGGTGTCGGAAAATCGTTAGCAATGTGCCACATGGCATCAGCTAATTTAATTGATGGTAAAAATGTTCTGTACATCACTATGGAAATGGCAGAAGAAAAGATTGCTGAAAGAATAGATGCCAATCTATTGAATGTATCATTAGATGATTTAACAAACTTACCAAAAACTATGTACGACAAGAAGTTGAACAGAGTAAAGGGTAAAACAAGTGGTAAACTAATTGTCAAAGAATATCCAACGGCATCTGCACATGTTGGACATTTTCGACATTTACTAAACGAACTTAGATTAAAAAGAAGTTTTATACCAGATATAATCTATGTTGACTATCTTAATATTTGTATGTCACATAGAATACGTGCTGGATCAAATGTAAATTCATACACACTCATAAAGTCAATAGCAGAAGAACTAAGAGGGCTAGCAGTAGAAAAGAATGTACCAATTATGTCAGCTACACAGACTACAAGAAGCGGTTATACCAACTCAGATTTAGGACTTGAAGATACTTCTGAATCCTTTGGACTACCAGCTACTGCTGATTTTATGTTTGCTATTATTTCAACAGAAGAATTAGAAGACTTGAGTCAAGTTATGGTAAAACAACTGAAGAACAGATATAATGATCCTACTACTTATAAAAGATTTGTTCTTGGTGTTGATAGAGCCAAAATGCGACTATATGATGTAGAACAATCTGCACAAGAAGATGTTCTTGATGGACCAGTCTTTGATAATTCGACATACGGTGAAAGAGCCGATGAAGAAGATAAAATGAAATGGGCAACTAAAAAGATGGGCAGAAAGGACTTTAGCGGGTTAAAAGTATGAAACTAGTATACAGAAATAGATATGAAGTTAGAGCAAATGGTATTTGGGATAAGAAAGAAAAAGAGATTATCTGGAATGCCAAGTCAAAAGCTGAAAACGAATCAGTATGTAAAAATTTAAATAATGGCTCTGGATTCAAGGGAAATATTCCAAGTTTTTTCAATAAAAACAATAGCTTACAAGAGGGGTTGACAAGCTAGGCCAGTTTGCTATATTAATCTTATGTTGATTGAGATTAATAATGCTAACAAGAAAGAAGAGTTTCTAATTACTGAGGCTCTTTGGTTTGCAAAAGAAAAGCTACTACCAAGACATAAGAACTTAGATATAGAAATCAATCTCAAGAAGAAACTTGATGTTGATGGTAATGTTATTGATGGTGATTACAATAGACATTTTATCATGGAAGTTCGTAAGTGTCAAGACAGAGATGATCTTTTAACAACAATTTTTCATGAGTTTACACACATAGCACAGTATGTAAAAGGTAATGATATCTTTGCTCTAGATAACTGTGAAGTTGATTACTTAGATAGATGGTATGAAAAAGAAGCTTTTGAAATGCAAGAGAGATTACTAACGGAGTTTGAACTTGAAAGATAATATAGTAAAAGCTAAAATAGCAGATAACAAAAATATGGCGGTCCCTTTATATTTAATGATGGCTTTTGCTTACTACAAGCAAGATAATCCATTTACATCTGATAGTTGTTTTGATGAAACTGCTAAGTTTATATTAGACAATTGGGACGAAATAGAACATAGACACAAAGATTTTCTTAGTAAAGATTCTTTGAAAGCAGGTACTTATTTGGGTGCATACCCAAGTATAGTAGAAGGTGCAGTAGAAAGTTTCAGAAAATTAGGGCCTTTAGGTATTTAATGGTTGACAAAAAACGAATCACCTGCTATACTGATTACAGAAAGTGAGAAATAATTATGAAACAAGTTGATATTTTTGATTATAATAACGTAATGGGCATTCTTGCGGGTATGTCTGATAAGCAACTAGAAACACTAGCTGAAAAGCTAGTCAACAGATTTGATAAAACTGCTGACTATTTTGAAAGTTATTTAAGTGCTTATCTTCAAGATAAAGTGAAACGTGAAAACGGTGAATGGGGTCCATATCCATTTGATTAATAAAGAGAGAGAGGTTAATATGACAGATTGTGGAAAAATTGCAGTAAAAGATTTATGGCTCAAGTATCAAGCAGTTCTAGCTGGTAACGATATCGGTGACTTAGACAAAATCGAAGATAGAATTGCTAAGATATGCAAGATAGAAAATGTAGATATGATAGATGCTTTAACAGAAATTGATAATGAGGTATACCAATGAGCCATGAAGTTAATGAACAAATAAAAGAACAGATTATGGAAGAAGTTACTAACATGACAGTTGATGAATTTCAAACCGCAGTTGAACAAGAACTCTCTGGGTTTTCATCTTCTCTTGATGAGTTAGTAAATGCATTAATTCAAATACGTTGGGAAAACTATCCGGAGGGCTGTTAAATGTTTGTAGCTAAACCATTTCTAAATAGCAATAAATGTATAAGAGAATTTGATGATATTGAAAAAGCAGTTACTTATCTTGAAGAAATAACTGGTTTCGAAATGTCATTCGAAGTTGATCGCAAGAAGAAAAAGAAATTAATTAAAGATGGCATGCCATCTCTTCAAGCGAATACATTATCTAAAACTTACGATTGGGAACTAATCGGTAAACTAATAAGGAAGTAATATGTTTAAACTTTTTAATAAATCTACATTCTGGCTAGTTATGTTAGCCTTCTCTTTAGCTGGTTGTAAAACAACTTATATGACACAAGATGGCGAAAAGTTAATCGGCAATTCAGTTGTTGGTTGTATCGCTGGTGCAGTATTTCTAGATAATTGTCAAGCTGGTGCATTAGGTGGTGCCGCGGCTACTGTCTATGCAAATGAGACAAAGTAAAATTGTCATTTAATTTATTCACAGGTGAAAAGATTAATCAAACGAAAGTTTGTTTTAAATGTAAGAAAGAACTTCATTTAGACAAATTTGGCAATGATAGTGGTGGGAATTATAAAAGAACAGTTTGTAAAAAGTGTACAGTTAATGCACAAAGAATATTAC